GGTCAACGCCGAAGTGGTCATCACCACCAACTGGAGCAACCGAAGGACACCAAGCATCCAGCCCGCTTACCTTCTTTGACCCGGCAGTATTGTCGGCGTCACCAAGCTGGAACAGGATACCACCACTAGGGCAGTCAGCGTGAATTGTCTCAGCAACCGTGATGTGGGCGCTTGTTGCGGCCCTATCCACCTTGGTTACAGTGACAAATTTCTGCGCTGCGGCACCGAAGTTGGCGACGGTTGCCCCTGTAGCGGTAGCCGCCACCGAAATCCTCATCCCAACCTCGAAGTTGGAGACATCTGCGTCAGTCGCAAGCGTCATAGTCGTCCCTGACGAGGGGTCACCAACCAGGGTTCCAATAGCCCCGCTGCCATCCCGATACATAGAGATAGCCAAAGACCGCTTTATGCTGTGGATGGCACCATCGATCTCCATCGTTGCGAACCGGATAAATGCGTCAGCATCACTCTGGCTCGCCTTGATTGCCTCATGCTCGATCGTGGCAAAGGAGTAATCCCGAGCGCGGGTCAGGTCGAACTGCTTAACACTGGATGTTGACGTATTGTCCAAACCATCCGTGAAAGTAGCACTTCGACGCTGGGGGCCAGTCAGGATGATCGGAACCGGGAGGTATTTCCCGCCGAACTTCGTATATTTCGTCATCAGGGCAAGGAGCGGGTTGTTTTTATAGACCATCTCCTTGATTCGTTGGGGTTTGTAGTGCTCCTTGAGAGCTTCCTCTACCTTTGCGCTGTTTTGAGCAAATACACTAAGTGGTGCAGTCGGCATGATAATCCTCGCTATAAGGGCAATGCCTAATTAGACCTCGCCTCGTAAAATAGCAGCAGCCCGAGCCAGTGAATCTTCTCTCGATAGAAGCTCACCGCTACGCACAGGCGTCTGCGATGTCATTTCATTAGACAGTGTTCTCGGCCCCTTTGGTCTGCTTGGCGGGCTAGGCTCTTCTGCTTGCGCTGCTACCGGCGGAGTAGGCTGCCAGTGTTCCTTATAACGATCTCTCAGCTTGCTACTCTTGTAGTAGCGTTCGGCTTGATCACCAAAATACCGTTCAACCAAATCCGCCGCTTCATCGAAGTTTAGGATTGAGCCATTTTCAGCGTACTGCTGTTCCATGACCTCAATAACGGTATGGTAGGCATCGTTAGCCTTAATCATCTCGTAATTATCATTATTTTCCACTAAATTCCGAATTTTGTCAATCATATCCCCACGTACACGGTCCTGCTCGCGAGATTTCTCTCGATTTTCGCGATTCAGGGTGTTCTGACGATTAATTTCCTTTAAATTCTCGATTTCTTGGGCCTGTTGCGCCAGCTTATCCTCAAGGGGGACGTTCCCGTCGTTAATTACCCGGCGAGTCAGACCATCGTAGGAGAGGCCGAGGCTTTCAAGAGCTTCCAAGGGGCTGCTTTTTGCCAGCTCCCTCAAATTCTCAAGCTCAGAAGCCTGTTTCTTCACTTGTTGGAACTCCTGCTTCTCTCCTTGGAATCTTTTTTCCTGTCTGGCGAGATTGGCGAAGCTCTTGGCGAAATCAGATCTTTCGCGGTCTGACGCAGGCGGTCCCACGACTGCACCTCCAGTTTCAGCCCCTGTTTCGACTGGAGCAGCCGCGAGAGATACTTCTGGAGTCGTTTCATTTTCCCCTCCGGTGGGTTGGGTTACTTCCTCGGTAATTACCGCTTGTGCTTCTGACATCAATTCTCTCCTTGTGTGAGTAACTCATTATAATCCCCCAATGCCTGTGTGACTTCAGGAGCTAACGCATCTGTCCCCATCTCTGGGGCACCTTCTGGGGCACCCTCGGGGCCTGCGGGACCGGCAGGACCGGCAGGACCGGCAGGACCACCAGGCGCCGGGTTAAGGGCTGCTTGGGTGGCTTGTTCGGCCATTTGCTGGGTCTGCAACACCCGAATAGCCTCATCAACGTAGCGACGGAGCAATTCCAGGCGTTCCTCCGGTGCATCCTCTATTTTTGCTCGTAAATAAGCCGATTGAATCCTCTCAACCGCAAATGGGAGGTTAGATAACGCCTCCGGTGGGTGATACTTCCCCTTTTCAAGCATTTGCTCTATCAGAAGGTCCACATCATCAATATGAGCGGTAGCCAACTGGTTTACAGCCTCCAAGTCGGGGTAATTCAGTAAGGCCCGAGCCTCCATAGGACTCAGAAGACCTGCTTGGGCCATTTCTTGGACCGTCTGGAGCTTCGCGGCTGGGGTAGTGGACAGCAGGTTCGTCGGATAAGGACGCATCACATACTGGTCCGCCGGAAGGTTGATGTCCTTCCACTTGATAGTCTCGATGCTCTTGTCCCCAAGGCTGATGACCTCGTAACTGCTCCCGGACTTCTCAATGTCCCGGGCAATCTCAATCATCTGCTTGGCCGCATCAAGGAACATGTCCTCGTAAGCCTTGGCCACCCGCATGAACCGCTTGGATTGAATGTCCGAGAACTCCCGAATAGCCACTGCGGAGTCCAGACCTGTTGGCTTCTTGGCCTGAGCAGACATCCCTGAAATGCCAGCGATCTCATAAGCCCGGTCATACAAACGGTCCAAGTGCGTGAACACCTCACCGCTGACAGTCTGGGGCACATGAACATCAGGCTTCGTGCCCGTGTACTCGATTACCGACCCCACCTCGTTCGTTAAGTGGGATTTCACTATCTTTGAACCCTGCTCGATGAAGACAGACGGAGTTAAGAGGTCCATCTGGAGAGCTATCTGGTTCAACCGCTTGTTTATCTGGACCTGAACACCCAGCAACTTCTCGGACAGCCCCTGACCCCAGAATCCAAGCAAGTTCTTGGTCCAACGAATGAACACGAACGGGAAAAAATCCTTCTCGTAAGCCTCATCCAGCAGGGTCGTATTCTCCAAACAGATGCAGTGCCTACCATCTGGTGCGCCTTTTCGACTGGGCAGGTGCCAGGATTCGACACATTCCACCTGATTAGAGATCACATTCTGGCTGGACCCGTAAATCTCGGCCTTAGCCGTGTTCAGGATGGCTTTCTCAAACTCCGGGTAATTGGCCAGCAGCACCTCGCGAGATACCAGCTTCCTCTGGAATATCTGCCGGGGCTTCCCGTAGAAGCTCTCCGAATCGTCAATAAAGAGCTCGTTTGGGAATACCCGGTCAGCTACCAACTTATCCCCGTCGGAATATATCTTCATGGCCCCTGTACCGAACACAGTGGAGTCCAGGAACACATCGCTGGCTACAGAGTAGATGTCAGTCGCGTAGAACTGGCCATTTACGAACTTATCCAGCAATTTCGCCTTACGCTTCATCGACCAGTTACCACCAGTCGTCATAAACGTGATTTTCGGGAAATTGGACGTAATCTCACTCGTTACTGTCTCACACATCGAGTTGACCACGTTTAAGGTCACATCCTCGGACCTCGCACTCGACCGCTGGGCATAATTGGCCGATGAGAGGCCACTGACGTTAACATTCGAGAACAAACGCAGCCAACTGAGGTTATCTTCCTCCCGATACCGCTGGTCCTCCCGCAAAGCGTTAACCGCCGAGAATACGTCCTCATGAACGTCCCCGTCCTTCTGCCACCAAAACTCTTCCGTTAAATGCATCAGTGCTTGTCCTTATCTATGCAATAATTCGATGTCTCGTCCGAGCCAGCCATCTCAACGCTCTCCACACCGTAATGCGAAGCAGGGGCCGAAGGCTCTTCGTGGAACCGGATGTCAACAAGGCCGTCAGTCACCACAATGTGCTGGACCCTGTTCTTTCTCAGGAATAATACCGTATCCACCAACTCTCCGTCTAATGACGTATGTTCTCCCACCATGTGTTTCCATCTTTCTGGGCTAGTTTATCCACAGCCCGTTGTTCCATTCGGTCAGCTTCTCTCTCGTAATACACTATAGAACCAATATCAGGCTCCTCCTCACGGGCGACACTCGCGTAATGCCGGGACTCACGCCAAGCATACAACGCCGCATCTGCGAGGTGGTTCTCGAACCGGCCATCCTCTTTCGGGCGGTCTTCGTCCCACTGCAACAGCCGCCACTCATCCAGTACGCCACAGCCCTCAAGGACTTTTATCCTGGCAGAAGCTAAGTCAGAGTTCATCAACTCTATGTAACTCAGCTTATTCCGCTTCTCTGCTGCCCGCATTGCCAACCCATGGCGGAAGCGGAACTCCTCAACAATGCTCTTCCCCAGCCCACCAGTGTCTGCGACCATCACCCGGAAATCATACTCCCGGTTATACTGCTTAATCTTCTCCGCAATATCCGAAGGCAGCATCTTGCTGCTCTTGTAGTCCTCAATGATGTAGAAATCTGGCAAATCCTCACAAAAAGCACCGATGACGAAGGCTGTGGCGTCTTCGTAACCCAAATCCACACCCAATATGAACTGCCAATCATGGTCGTCCCACGGGAGGGTGTTTACTATGTTCTCCTCTGTGTACTTGTAAACTATCGAATCGTTGCTGCGCATCCAGCGGCCACGCCACTCGCGCTGATAAATCGGGTTGTCTGTGGACCAACCCTTCTGCTTCATACGCCGGTCAAGCCAATCCTGAGCGTGGGGGATATGAGGGTTCTCTAATATCGTCCAATGGTGATTGGTATACCCAAAGTTGGCCTCGGTCGTTGCACGGTAAAACATCCCCGAACAAGCAGCCGACGGGGTGCCGATCATCGCCAAAGTGCCGTTGTGGTCAATCAGGGCTGGCTCAAGTACCTCTTCAACAAGGGCATCCATGTGGGGTCCGAAACTAGCTGCTTCATCCAAAATAACCAAACGGTAAGTAGAGCCACGTAGCTTATCAATATCAGCCTCATCGTTTGCCCCCGTCAAGATTACCTGAGAACCATTCTTGAAAGTCGCCACAAGCTCCGAATTATTAAAGCGAATCCCCAACATGTACTTCCGGTTGGCCCGCTTCATCTCCTGCCACATCAGACGCTTCGCACTGCGACGAGACAACCCAATGTAAGCACACAGGCAGTCCGGGTAGCGTGTTGCCATCTCAATCAGATAATAACAACACGCGTAAGTCTTCCCAGACCGGCGGGAACACAATGCCGTCTTGAAGTGAGAGGGGTCTTCAATGAATTTGATCTGATACTCAAACAAATCCTCCTTCCAGCGGAATGTCCGGTCTGGCAAGGCTCCCTCGTCAGGCTTGGGGATGTCACCAAACCTCCTCACAAACTCGCGGATTACCGCTCTAGCATCGTGGTCCGAAGAACTCATGCCGCTGGACTAACCACCTTTCGGGGACGACCACGGCCACGCTTCACAGGAACCTCGGCCATCGCCTCTTTAGGGTCGAAACGAAACCACGATACAGAAGACATAGGGAGAATGTAAGTGCCCTTCGTCTTATGCACCACTTCAATCCCGTCCTTCACAAGTTTCATCTCAAAAATGCCCTCGTGCTTAGGGATCGCAGCGTTAATAAACGTCGTGTTCAACAACGGCTTTGCGTTAGCTGTCAACTGAAGTGCTAGAACGCGCATCATATATCTCCTTCATCTGCTCCAACGCACCCTCTTGCTGAAGATGCGGGATGTGTAAAAACTCATAACGGCCCTTCAAGTCCTTGCAAATATACCCCTTGTGGGAAATCGCAACGGGCTCTCCAGTACGGTACTCAAACGCGTCAACCAATGAACGCGCCAAACCAAAACGGCGAAACGGAGCCTTAACATAACAGTAATGCAGTATCAGGAACTTCGGGATTCGATGGGCGCATAACCAACCTAGCACCTGGTCCGGGTCGTTCTCCATACAAGCGACAAGGGTTATCCCCTCCTCCAGTAAACGACGGACAACCGAACGGTGCATCTTGTATACCGTTATCTTCGGCTGGTCCTTGTTCTGGGATGCGTAACTCTTTAACCAACTGGAATAAATAAAGCTCGTGTCACCCTCGTCGGCCTTGCGGATACGCACCGGCAAACGCTGGGAGTCCTTGATAGGGTTGTAGCCCGGGGACGCCACAGTCACACCAGGGCCCAACTTCCCCCGCAAATGAACCTCCGGCTCCACATATAATCGGCTCATGGCTTCCCCTTCTCGGCTAACCGCTTGTATGCCTCACTCGACAATTCCAACAACCGCTCGTCAGACACTGCGTCCAACTCATTCTGCTCCCGGATGCCCATCTCCAACTGGGCCAACTGGACAAGGGAACGAGTTAACACACCCAAGTGACGAGATTGCAGGTTGTCCAACCCCGTAGATGCAGAAGAACGACCCAAGCGGCGCATCTCGCAATCAATGACCGCATAGGCACTGTTCATAATATTGTTTAAGGATGGGAGATAAGTTACGTCAACACGGGATTCAGACTCACGGTTCACATCCAACGTGGAACCCTCGGCCTCTATTATAGCGTCAGCCTCCGACAAAGCCTCGCGACGGGTCGTCTTAGATGACCGCCTAGTCAATGACTCGTCGTAAGTGACCTGAACCTTGTCAAGCCTCGCGTCGTACGTCGTCCTGGCCATCCGGCCCCCATGATGCTGTGCATCTGCTAATGTCTCTTTAGTTTATTTTATGGAAAAAATTGTATAATTACAAGCATAGAAAATATTTTGATGCGATGCGTTGATGCGAATTTAGGGGGAATGGTGTTGGTGGGGATTAACGTTAATCTGAAGAAGTGATCCCGGGGGTCGCCTCGCGCTCGGGTGCGCTCGCTCGCTCGCTCGCTTGTGCGCACATCCAAGGGATTCGATCGATCATCGGCACCACAAGGGAGCACATCCAAGGAGCCAGGAATTGTTGCCAGTGGTGGCCTACAGGGGGAAGACTAGGGGGCCGCCTCCTGCCGAGAATGTTTCGACCCGTGGGCGGTTCCCGTTGGGCTGGCAGTACTTGGAACAATCGTTTTTGAGCGCGGCAACCTGCCTCTTATGAACGGCCCTAATGCCATCAATATCGGTGCGAAAACCGGCCCTGATGATTTCAATATCGGAGTCATAACCGGCCCTAATGACCGCAACGTCTGCCTTGTGGACCTCCCGTGCGGTTT